TACTTTGTTGTATGGATAGACTGGTGCTTCTGCACTGTCTAAGAATCCTTCTAGGTTGTCTGATAGTTTATGTTCATATAGAGTTCCTTCTTTGGAAGTTCCTCTAGCAAAACTTGACAAATCTGACTGGTCGGTGTATAATGGATAAAACGGTAAATCACTTTCAGTAAGTGTTGTCTCTGTGATTGTAGAACCTGTTGCATCATACATAACCGTAACTTCTTTAGGTGTCTTAGGTGCAGTATCCAATGCTGTTGTTATTCCAAATCCTCTTCGAACATCCTGTACAGGGTTGGGCCCATCGGGGGTATCTTTATAACCATCAACTGTTAATTTTCTTGGGTCATTGAATCCTCTATCAGTTGACCTAGACATCAATTCATCTGTAACAGTTTCTTTGTATCCAGCCTGAGGAATACCTGCTGTTGTTCCTAGAATAATAGGGTCTTGTTTTAAATCCCCATCTCTAAAGTATCCGAATACCGTTGAACCTTCTATTAGTCCGTGTTGTGTTCCTATCCCCGAAAGGCCTGCTGTGGTTGTTGGAAGTATTACTTGACACCATGGTAAGTCGGGTGTTGCAATATGTTGTTTGTCGTCTGTATGAATTCCATGTATACGTACACGTACTCTACCTATCATTAGAGGGTCTTGTCTATCCTCAACTATTCCATAAAAGTAATCCATTATACCTCCTTCAACCCTTTATCTCTGTCTATGATAGATGGTGCATCTACAATCTTCATAGCAAAACTTTCTTTAACACACTCTAGATTCATACGGCCCGATGCATCAACTGGTGCAAAGCTCACACTTATATCTGTAATCAAATATCTGTTGTCATTCATCTCGTCTGTCATATTACCATCTACTGTTTCTGCACTTGGGATATTAAGTTTAATAACGGTTCCAACTGATAAGTCTGTTCTCAATGGTATTGATACAACCATTCTATGTTGCTGGAGAATTTCTAGTAGAGCTCTTCTCTCAAGTTTCCCATTATCCTTAATTTTTGAACCTTGGAATACTTCGTCTGTTGTAATGTCGGATGCATTATCAAATGTATGATTCGATGTATAATCATAACTGACTATAGTCCCGAACTCTTTATTCATTGCTGTATCAGCATCTATTTCAATTATGTTTGGTGACTCTGTCTCGTCTATCTGATTCTGAGCAGATAGTATTATCTCATCTTCGTCGGTAACAATTAAAGGGAAGCCTGATAGATGTTGACCTTTACTCATAGTCTCTTCTAAATTATATACAACATCTTCTTCCAATTTTCTTACAGGGTCATACACCTTCATCGAAGAAGCATATGCACCACCAATTAATCCTTGGAGAGTATCGAACTCTTGGGGTTTATAGAATGCCATGATTCTACTGTTGAGACCGCCTGGGGCATTCAAGTCTATTTCTGCAGAGTCTATTGGTGCTGGTTTGTATGTAAACTCTACTGGGAACTCCATACCAAACATTGTATCTATAGAACCAAATCTGAATCCACCATTAAGTGTCTGATAGAAGAACATTGAATTCTTCCAACCTTCAGACTTCTCTGAGTTTGCAGTATTGATAATGTAATCCATGAAACGACCCACTGTCCAGTTAGGACATATGAATTGTTTATTTGCTGGTACTGTCTCTTCCCATAAATCAAACTCGTCTGCATAGAAATGTGCTTCGTCTAATAATGCATCCTGTAACATCTGACCATAAGAACCTCTAAAGGTTTTGCTTAATCTTTTCTTCTTAACATAGAATTGTCTTGGGTCAATGAATCTAATAACATAAGATGCAATCCCTTCTTTAGGTCTTTGGACATTATCAATTTTGTATATTCTGAAAGTCTTATCTATACAAAACTCTCTTTCTGCTTCTTCATCAAATCCTTCTTTCTGTTTGATGGATATACGAATAAATTCCTGTCCTGTAAATCTGTAGTTCTTTAGTATACCTAGACCATCAATGATTGATGCTTGACCCGAACAGAACTTAGAGAAGATTGATTCGTATAGAGAAATGCCCACAGTGATTCCGTCTATAACAACTGACTCACCGTGTTGATTTATTATTGTAAGAGCTTCAAGGGAAAATCCCCCAGCAACCATATTTCCTTCGGACATTATGAACTCATTATTCTATCAAACTCTTGTACTACTTTTCTTATGTACTGAGGTTTGATAATTTTTATTAATCTTTTAGCGTCGTTTTTATCGAACTCATCTTGCCAAATTGTTACGGATGTAAAACCTGTTGCAAAGAAATTCTTTCTTAAACCAGTTGCATCTTTGTAGTATGCAACACCGTCAATTTGATTGATTGCATCTAATACAGTTGCAACCTTGCCAGATGATGAACCAGTAACCGTATCTCCACCAAGAAATGGTGTTGTTGATTCTATACCAATCCTCTTATATGTAGGGTGGACTTTAATGATGTTTCCAGTGGCACCATCATTCGCAGTAATCTTTTCACCTAATAGGAACTTACTTGTCTGAGATATCATATCAGAGGTATTTGTAAATGTCAGCCATTGGCCTGGATATTTTTCTGTTAAAAATTTCTCAAAGGTCTGACTATCTTTGTGCCAAGCAAAATAAGATTCCATCTCATTGACTAATAGGAATGTCCAATGAAGGTCACCGTTACCGTACAACTTAGTTGCAGCTATATCGGGTCTCTCACCATCTTCTAGTTCATAATACTCATACTCAACAATTGAGTTAATTGCATTTTGGTCTATTTTAGACTTTCTGAAAAAGTCTTTGATTGTAATCCATTTACCCGAATTCAGTTTATACTGAGTTGTCGGAAAATTCTTAAAGTATTCGTTTGCCATAATTATCCGCCCTTAGGTGGTGTTGGTTTTTTCTTCTGTCTATCTATCATTTGTTCATTCGTTTCATTTCTACGCATTGCAAGTGAAGTATTACTACCACCGATATCTGTTGCTTGTGATGATTTGGATATTTGTTGGAATGTCTCTTGTGTGATAATCTTAATCTCTGTCATTGTTATATCCATAGTTACTGATAACGGATACCCATCTTCAAATAGTTTTGTTGATGATTTGGTGTCACACTTTTTACATACCATTGGCAAGAAGTCATCGAACTGTTTCGAAATAGGCCCTTCCCAATATGCTTTAAAAATGTTTGGATAGTTGAAATAGTTTTCTATTGCACTCGCCCCTTCTGCATTACTATATGTATCGGGTAACATTGCAGTTCTAAATGTCCATATGATGTCTTGAACCATTTTAGATTCTTTGGCATCTCTTGGAAGGAACTCATAACTGAAATTGAATTCTCTGAACCCAATCCCTTTAAACATTTGTTCTTCCATAGGGTTAACTGCTCGACCTTGCAAGAAATTGTTTGCACCACCAGTTGCCATTTGCATTAGTGAATCGATACCAGTTTGAATTGAGTTTTCTAAAGCAGAACCCATTGCTTCCATTGTGGAACCGTCCTCTCCACCCTTAAATGCATCCTTTATTGCTAGCATGCTTCGAGTACCTTTACCAATTCCAGCTGCTTCATACTCTGCTGTATTACTAGTGTCCACTGTAGATGGGACATATAACGCAACTGATATAGATGATTGACCCGACAATAAGTTTTTATTGTTCTCACCATCTCTTGCGACTCTTGGTATTGTCTCAAAGACAAGAAAGTTCTCGACACCATCACCCATCGGATATTGGTAGTCTATATTTTCAATCATTGGTGCAGTTTTTGAATATTGTTTAGTCTTCTTGGACTCTTTATTCTTATCTAGAGTCTGTCTTCGTTTATCTAGACTTGCTTGTGCCTTTGCAGACTGCTCTTTTAGTTTATCAGCAACGTCACCTGTGGCATTTCCAGTAGCACCCATCGAATTGATGTCGTATCCTGTTCCAGTCAACTTAGACTGTATCCCTTTAAGTGATTTTATAGCACTTTTTGCTTGGTTGACTTTACTTAGTATTTTGTTGATATTCGGCATTCATAAACCCTATAAATAGTTATGTTAATTATGGTTACTGTTATTTATGGCATATTCGGGTAAGTTCAAACCAAAGAACTATAAAAAATACAAAGGAGACCCCACTAAAATCTTTTATAGGTCATTATGGGAGCGTAGATTCATGGTTTACTGTGATGATAACGCAAATATACTTGAATGGGGAAGTGAAGAGGTCATTATACCTTACATTTCACCCATAGATAAGCGAGTGCATAGGTATTTTCCCGACTTCTATATCAAATATAAGAATGCTCAAGGTCAAATACTCCGTGAAATCATAGAAGTTAAGCCAAAGAAACAAACTAAACCCCCAAAACAACCCAAACGTAAAACTCAAAGGTACTATAAAGAGGTTGCAACGTATGTAGTTAACTCAGCAAAGTTTAAAGCTGCTGAAGGTTTTTGTAAAGATAGGAAATTAGGTTTCCGTATTCTAACTGAAGACCATTTACTACCAAAAAAAGGAAAGAAAAAGTGAAGAAATTATATGTATTTGATTTGGATGGAGTCTTAATTGACTCAAAAGCAAACATGGAGAAGTCATTCAACTCTCTAGAGACTGGTAAACCTTTTGAAGATACCACTGACACGTTCCCAAGTTACTTTAAACACATTGGCAAACCGTTTAAAGATATCTTAACTGAGATGGGTATACTTACTGACCAAGATGAGTT